TGCCCCGGACGCTCTCGTCCTTGATCTGGGCGTACATGTCCTCGTACTCGCCCTTGAGGAACGGGATGCCCACAGAGGGGGCGAGCCACGTGCCGGCGGTGGTCTCACGGGCGAGGCCCAACGTGGCCAACCTTGACAGCTGCGTCATAACGCTTCGCCTCCTGGCAATCAGTTCTTGAGCGCCACAGGCGCACCTGCAGTTGGAAATGAAAAGACCCCGAATCGGCTAGATCCGGGGTCCTCAAAAAGCTTTGGATTATGCCGCTTGGGGTCAGGCACCCAAGAGTATCTGCTGGTAGTACCAGTCAGCCGTTTCTTGCATGTCGATCGACACCCCGTGGACCGAGGCGTAGTAACGTACCCTGTTCTTAGCTCGCGAACAGGCGAGGCATTCGCGGTGATCGCGACGCTTCAGATCCATAGGCTTGAGATTCGGTACCGTCAGAGGGTGGTTGCGAGGGCAGTGGGTGCGGTTTCGGTAGACATCCGTGCCATGTCGCTGCATGTCCAGGTGATTGGCTGACCGGGTGTCGTACCTCAGATTCTCAAGCTTGTTGTCCGTCGGGTCGCCGTTGTTGTGGCAGACCTCGAACCCCTCAGGGGGAGGCCCGACGAACGTCCGCATGATAATCCGGTGCACATGGTGCGAGTTGCGGTCACCGAGCCCCACCGAAAGATGGGTGATTCGACCACCACGTTTGCATACCGCTGGCTGCAGAACGTAGCTCTTCAAGCGGCGGACACGGCCGAGCGTGTCGGTGATGGTTCGCTCAACGCTGCGGACTCGGCCGAGATCACTGGCCTCGTAACGTCCTTCATAGCCCGGAATCCGCCGCCACTTCTCACCGGGAAGATCCGGTTCCACGATGCAGGGATTGGCTGCCGCTTTCGTGGCTCGGCGCTGCTGCATATAGTGCGTGTTGCAGAGTCCACGCCCGAAGTGCGGGCGGCCGCAGTCCGGGTATTCACAGCGGCGCCGAGCGGCGCGCGGCGATGCCTTAGCCTTGTCCATGTCGATCCTGCTCTTTCAGGGCCGGCCACGCCCCGGGGGTGCTACCAGCACCCGCCGGGGTCTCAACGTCCCTATTTTACGTGGCTGTTGGGGTCACTGGGCGGGCTCCTCGCCGGACATGGCCGCCGGCGCGGCGGCCTTCTTCTTGCTGGGGGCGGGCTCCGGTGAGGGCGGCGGAGCAGAATCGGTGACTGGCTCGAAACCGGCAATCGGGGTGGGCCACGTGACGACCTCGCCGGGCTGTACGGTCGCGGGGATCGCTGGCACATCCAGGGCGTACGAGTGGGGGTTGCGCTGCGGGTAGGGAGCCGGGTCGCTCATGGGGGCCTCCGGGCAGGACGAAGACCCCCGAGCGAGTGCTGGGGGCCGAAGGGGACGGAACAGGGGGAGGCGGGCGGTCAGCCGGTGATTTCGGTGTCGTCGGCCCAGTACGAGACCGTGGCTTCCAGGTCGGCGCGGGCGTCCAGGGAGCGCACGGGGTCCGCGAAGTCGACCGTGACTTCCGGCGGATGCTCGGCAACGCTGAGGAAGCGGCCGCCGTGGGACTTGTCGCCCGGGAGGCCGCCGACTCGTTGCAGGACGAGGTCGATCGCGGCGTCGAGGGAGCGCTGCACCCCCTCGGCTGCGCCGGTGGCCGAGGACTGTGGCCAGATGATTCGCAGCTCGAACTGGTAACGGGCCATGCGGCGGACGTTGGCGAACCGCTCCTCGTGGAGGGCCTTGCGGATCACGTAGAGCTGGGTGGCGCGCCCGGCCGGGGTGCGCCGCCAGTAGGCCTGCACGATCTCGAACGGCCCTCCGGCCGTTGTCAGGAGGGCCGGTAGGCCGTCGCCGCTGGTGGTGAGCCAGTCGGCCTCGCGGTCGACGGCGTCGGCGGTTGTGGCCATGGTTCATCTCCGGCGGTGGTGCTGGTGGTGGCGTTTGCGGTGGTGTCGACGCCTGTGGTGGTGGCGTCGGTGGTGCCGGTGATGGTGCTTGCGGTGGGCGTGGCGGCGGTGGTGCTGGTGAGCGTGGTGGCCGGTATGGCGCGCGTGCCGGTTGTGATGCGCCGCGGTGCCGGGTTTTTGCCGCGTGTGGTGTTTGCCCTTCAGACGGGCGGTGAGCTTCGCCCTGGCGGCAGGACTGAGGTGCCGGTGCTTTGCCCGCAGTCGAGCGGACAGCTTGGCCTTTGCCGTGGGCGACAGGTGCCGGTGGCGGCCTTTCAGGCGGGCGCGGGCGGCCGCCGACAGGTGGTGATGGCGCCGGTGAAGCCCGTGCCGGACATGCCGGTGTCCGTGGCCGCCTCTGTGGTGCCCGTGGTGGCCAGGGTGGTGGCGGCCCTTGAGCCGGGCACTGATCTTCGCCCGGGTTGCGGCCGAGAGCCGGTGGCCGCGATGCGGATGGTGCTTGCCGCGCAGTGCGGCACTGATCTTCGCGCGGGTCGCCGCCGAGACCTTCCGGCCCTGGCGGCGCGCGCCTGATCCCCACACCACGGCTACTCCCGCATATACGGCGTCAGCAGCCTCTCCGCGCGGCCCTCCAGCTCACCCGGGTCGTGGGTGGACTGGGCGGCAGCCGGGTCGATCTCCGACATGGCGATCGATGCGGCCATGTACTTGTTCGCCCGCACCAGGTCCGCCGGGATGTTGACCGTGTACCCGCCGGAGTAGGTGACGAGGATGTCGGAGCCGATTGGCAGGAACAGGCCCAGTGAGAAGAACACGTGGCCCCGGTCGGGTTCGGTGGACAGGATCTGGGCCGGACTGACCGGCTGGCTGCCGCCGTAGGATCGGACGATCTGCACGCTCATGTTGGAGTACGCCCACATGTCCGGGTAGCGGGGGGCGTACTCGTTCAGCCACACGTGCCGTACCAGGCTGGAGGCGCCGAGCGCGTAGGCGTAGGAGCGGCCCAGCGTGCCCATGAGGTCGAGTGGCAGGTTGGAGGCGTCGGTGTACTCGTCCGGGTCTATCCCGGTGGCCCGGTGGGACTCGGTGACCGTGAAGGGTGCCAGGCGGCGCGAGCAGATCCCCTCGCAGGCCCGGGTCGCCTCAATCATCAGGTCGGACAGGGCCTGTGGCGTGTAGTCCCGGACGAGGTCGGCGAACTGGCCCTCGGTCATCTGGGCCGAAGTGGCCAGCGGGGTGGGCGAGTCCGCCATCGTGCTACTCCCCGATCAGGTCCGCCGCGGCGGTCTTCGGCGGCCGGCCACGTCGGGGCTTGGGCGCTTCGGCGACTTCGGTAGCCGGAACGTCGACCTCGGCGAAGCGGCTCTCCGGGTCGTCCTCGGGATCGACGGCTGCCGGGGCGACCTCGGAGAATCCGCCGTCACGGATTGCCAGCAGGGCTGTTGCCTGATGGACGGGCACCTCGACGATGGCGCCGTCGGTCGGCCACTGGTTGCCGAAGGAGTCGCTGCCAGCCTGGGCCTTGCGGATGCGCGGCATCAGGACACCCCCACCCATGCGGTCTGCGCGTTCGTGTTCGAGATCGCCGGCGGGGTGATCGTCGCGGGGAGCGTGGTCTGGGCGGTTGCACCGACGCCGAAGCGGGACTGCGCCGGGGCGAGGCCGACGTTGGCGTTGACGGCGCTGTTGCCCGCGACAGCGATCTTCGGGGCGGTTGTGGCCGAGGCCACGAGGATCGCCACCCAATAGAACCCGGCGCCGACGATCTGCGGCGTCGACAGGGCGGCCGAGACCGCTCCGGGAGTGCCGGTGAGGACTGAGTCGATCGCAGCCGACCCGGACAGCAGGGTGCCTGCCGAGTTGTATAGGCCGACGAAGGACTGCCCGGCAGTGAGAGTGACCGCCGCGCTGGCAAGGTGGAACCAGACGTTGCTGATCTTCATCGGGGCGCGGACGTTGATCCGCATGAGGTTCACCGCCTGCGCAGTGAATGCGACACCGGCCGAGCCGCCGGCCGCCGGGTCGAAGTTCCACTCCAGCAGGTTCTGATCACCTGGCAGCACGTCGCCCCTGGGGGCGTTGAGCTGCCAGGAATTTCCCTGCGAGTCGAGGAGGTAGAGGGTGCCGCCGTAGGCGTAGATCTGCGCGCCGTCCTGGGCGGCCTGGCCGGGGGCGAGCGGTGAGGGGAGATTGCCGAGGCCGATCGGTGCGACCTGAGCCATAGGGGTTCACGTCCTTCGGGCATGCCGCTGGCCCCGGCCGAAAGCGGTCGGGACCAGCGTGGTTGGTCAGGAGATGCCGTCAGACGGCTGGTCAGATCGGCGTCGACACGTTCGCCAGCCTGGCCATGTACTTCGGCGCGCGGACACCGAACGTGGTGTCCGAGATCACCGCGTACGGCAGCGAGTCGGGGCTGCTGGTCGTCGGGTAGACGTCCAGCGGGACCATCTCGCGAACGTAGGGGCGGACCACGTTGTCCTGGTCGCGAGACATCAGGTACACGTTCTCCAGGCCGATGTTCGCGGTCGGGGCGCCGCCCTGGCCGTTCCAGCCGACCGGTGGGGTCAGCCCCGAGTTGCCGCCGAAGTACACGGCCGGCAGGTTCGCGGGGATGGTGGAGCCGTTGACCGGGACCAGCGCCGAGCCGGTGTCGACGATGGTGATCGTCGGAATCGGCGAGACGCCGTCGGTCGCGGAGATACCGACCGCAGCGTCCACGTAGCCGAGCAGGGTCTCCGTACCGGAGCTGCCGTTCGCGGCGGTGCGGTAGACCTTGTAGGAGATCGGCTGGGAGCCGTCCAGGCCGGTCGGCGTGGAGAAGCTGAGCGAGATCCAGGAGTTGGCGGCGCTGGTGGTGACGGACACCTCGGCGCTTGGGAGGATCTCGCCCTGGCGGGCGACGATCGCGGTGATCACGTACTTGTACGTGGTCGCGTTGGGCAGGCTCGGGGTGCCGTAGGTGGTAGAGGTGCCCTGGGCGGTGGTGACCGTGCCCATGCTGTAGGTGCGCGGCTGCAGGAAGCTCGACTTGACGAGCGGGATGTTGCGGTAGGTCGGCACGACAAGGCCGACTTCGGCCTCCACCTCGCTGTAGCGCTGCTGGCTGATCTGCAGCTGCGCGAGCTTGGAGACGGCGGTGCTCGACATGACGAACATCCAGCTGTCATCGAACACCGATCCGGCGATGTTGCCTTCGACGAGGTCGATCAGTTCGTCCAGTGCCGACAGGGACAGTGGGGTGGCCTGCGCTGTCAGGCCGGCGTTGGACTTGTTGATCGCGTTCTGGTTCGGGCCGGAGAAGGTGTTGCAGAGGGTGTCCAGGCCGTCGAACTGGCCGAAGCCTTGGTTGCCGGTGGCTGCGGAGTTGCCCCACAGCATGCCGGTCTCGATGTCCCAGTACTGGCCCTTGATGGTGCCCTCGATTTCACGAGCGCGCAGGTCACCGATGACGGGCCGGGTGACTTCCTGCGCGTAGCCAGTGATGGCGCCCACCGACTGCAGGTGCTTCATCTGGAAGCTGTTCTGCACGTAGGTGGAGTTGGCGACCGGGCGGGCGCCGCCGTCGGCGACGAAGCCGCCGGAGGCGACAGTGGTGCGCTGATTGAAGTAGTACGTGTCCGATTCCCAATGAATGCTGGGGACCATGCGCACCAGCGGCGAATACCGGCGTTGGTATTCGAGGAGCATCGGGTCGATGATCTTGGGTACGAGTGCGGAGGCACCCGCCGCGGTCAGCGCTTCGCGCAGTTCACTCGACATCGGTGCTCACCTGCCTTTCGACACAGGCCCCGCCTGGGGGCAGAGATGGCGAAAGCCCCGTCCGCTGCGCGGTCCGGGGCTTGGGGGATCAGGGGGTGACCATCTCTGCCGGGCGGCACCAGCCCCGTGTGGGCTGGCGGTCGAAAAGAGTTGAGGAAAGCAGAGGGTTAGCGGTCGGCGCGGTCGCCGAGGTAGGTCTGCACGACGAGCGGCTCCAGGTACTGGGCGCGTTCCTGCTTGGTGTAGGTGTGCAGCGGCTTGTCCGGCCAGCCCTCCGGCAGGCCGTAGACGCCGGCGCCACCGCCAGCGGCGGGCGTGGTGGTCTCGGTCACCGGCCGGACCAGGCCCTTGCGGGACGGCGGCCCGTATCGCTCGACGGTCTCCTGCACCGCGAGCGGCAGCGCGGCCTTGATGCCCTCGGCGACCAGGCGGGCGATGCGCTGCTCATCGGTCTCGGCCACCGGCGCGGGCGAGGCCGGGGCGGCGGGTGTCTGCTCGGCGACGGGCGCGGCGGGGGCCGGGGCGGACTCTGCGGGCTTGGGGGTCATGGCGGTGATGAACCCGGCGAGGGCATCACTGAGCTTGTCGATCTTCGCTCCGAGCGCGTCGATGCCGGTCTCGGGGGTTCCCGGGGTGGTCTCCGCCGGGGTGGTGGGCTCCGCCATCGCGGTCTCCTCACTGGTTGTGGTTTCGGCGGCGGTTTCCGCCGGGGTCTCGAAGGCGGGCGAGGGCTCCGTAGCGGTCTCATCGGCCTCGTCGCTTTGGGCGTGGCAGACCTGGCAGCCGCACCCGCACGGGCATCCGTCCGCTACCGCCATCAGATGGGGCACCGCACATCCGCATCCGCAGGCGCAGGCCGAACCCG